GGGGCCGGTTGATTTAAGCCTCAGCGATGGTGTTGACTTAAGCATGTCTGTTGGAACTGGACTAAAACCAGGGAAATCATACTTAATAAATTCGCTTGACTGGGTCATCTGTGGTGGCGAAACAGGTCCCGGCGCAAGGCCGATGCATCCGGATTGGGTACGGAGTTTGAGGGACCAGTGTCAGGCGGCTGGTGTTCCGTTTTTCTTCAAACAATGGGGAGAATGGGCTGGCATAACTGAGGGAGGAGTTCATCCTGGTGACGTCTGCATAAGTGAGGACGGATTTATAGATACCGCAGATGAAGATTATATATGCTTTGCTAATGAAAGCGATGGAATACATATGCGCAAAGTTGGCAAAAAGAGAGCTGGTCGGCTCCTGGATGGCCGGACGTGGGATGAAATGCCGGAAATTTAATTGTTAAGGTGGAGAGGTTAGAATGGCTCAAGAATCAAGATATTCAAAAATTTTCGTAAAAATATGGCACTCTAAAGACTTTAGAACATTGTCGGAGGAAGGTAAAATGCTCTTTTTATACCTGCTTACTTCTCCCCACCGTAATATGGGCGGGTACTATTACCTGCCCTTACCGTACATATGCTTTGACACTGGACTTACCGAGGAAAGGGTTGCTAAAGCTTTTGAGGAGTTAAAAAATAATGACATGGCTATATATGATTACAGCGCGCAAGTGGTTTTGATTAAAAAGTGGTTTTGCTATAACCAAATAGAAAATGAAAACCAAGCAAAAGGGTTAAATAAACAGCTGGCAGAAATTCCGAAAAGCCAGTTGTTTGAATACTTCGCTGACTGTGTAAGGGAGTATTGCAAATATTTTGAAACAATCCTAAAAGGTTTTGATAAACCATTTCAAAACCCTTCCGAAAGGGTTTCGGAACCCTATACCAAACCAGGAACAGGAACAGTAACAGAAACAGTAACAGAAACAGGATATTTATATATATGCGCACCAAGTGGCGCGCGTATGAATACAAAAACAGAGACTACTAAAACCAAGGACATAACAGGAGAAAGTAACCCTGAAGAGAAAAGCGGGCCACGATCGCCTTTTACAAACAAAAGGCAGGAGCAGCTTTTCGACCAGTTTTGGGCGGCATACCCAAGAAAGAAAAGTAAAGGGCAAGCTGAAAAAGCTTGGGCAAAATTAAAGCCGGACGAGCAGCTCTTTTGTGCCATAATGGCGGGACTTGAGCGGGCCAAGACTTCGGCAGAGTGGCAAAAAGAAGGGGGACAATTTATCCCATACCCTGCAACATGGTTAAATGCTAAAGGCTGGGAGGACGAGTTTAAGGTGAAATCAAACGGCAGATACGATTATGAAATGCTTGAAAAACTAGGCCAAGAAAGACTATACAAAAAAAATACGGAAAGGTGGCTCTTTACCAGGAAAGTGAGGAGTGAAAATCCATGCAAACAGTAATTCTGCCTTTGTGGTTATACATAGTAATAATCGTGCTGACTTTATCTTTCGCATATTCTTGGTTAAAAAGTATTGATAATGAAAAAAATGAGGTGGAAACAGAGGAACTACTGAATGAAATTATAGCAGCATATCATGAGCTAAAAACTGCTCAAAAGCAATATGAATGTGCAGGCAACAGGTACACTAATGCAGCACTATACAGGCTTAAAGCAGCTGAAGAAAGGTATTGTGCACTTATCGGCGAGTACCGTGAAAAATTCAAAAGAGAGTGATGTGAATTGGAAAAAGCAAAGCTAACAGAAGCGGACATACAACGTCAAATAAAAGAATATCTCCAGTGGCATGGCTGGTTTGTGGTTAAAATCCACCAGAGTTTGGGAAGCTACCGTGGCATAGCTGATTTATATGCCTTAAAAGATGGTCAGCATATTTGGATTGAAGTTAAAACCCCAAACGGAAGGTTGTCAGAATATCAGGAGAAATTCCGTGATGATGTAATCAGCCACGGCGGAAAATACATAGTTGCCAGGGGTATTGAGGACGTGAAGCATTTATGAAGCAAACGGGGGGAGTAATGAATATGTCAGGCGTGTTAACTGAATGCATATATAAAGATTGGCAAAGAGGTAATAGTGTTACCAGCTTGGCTAAAAAGTACAATATGGATTCAAAAGAGATTAAAAACATGTTATATAAGACCGAAAGGATAAGACTTTGTAAATGCTGTGGCAATCAATTTAAAGCCTTAACATTAAACCAAAAGTATTGCGATAAATACTGCTCAAAGTATTTTCAAAATCACAACGGTAAAAAACATCTAAAACGTGATGAAAAATCATGGGCAAGTTTTGACGATTTAATAAATCGCTTGCGTCAAAGTGGCAAAAGCTATGCCCAGTGGCAGAAAGAGCGGACGCTTGAGTTGTTAAAAGGGGCGTGAGGGTTTGACCAAAAAAGATTTAAAGAAAAAGCTTTGGGATGTGGCAAACAAAAAGCATGAGATAAAGGCAAAAATTGCATTTTATGAGGATTTAATCGGAACCTGCGGTTTTAAAAGCTATGAACTTTCCGACCTGCCAAAAGGGACAAGCCCTTCTGACCCTGTTTTCAGGGCTGTGGTAAATAACGAGCGGTACCGCAAGGAAATTGCCCGCCTGCAGCAGGAACTGGATGAGGCGTTAGAGTGGTTTAATATAATTATACAGCCGCTGTCACAATGGGAAAAAACAATACTGACATTAAGGTATTTAAACGGTATCCGCTGGGACTACATAGAAATGTATGTGCCATACAGCAGAAGGCAGGCGATAAGATTATATAATAATGCTTTAGATAAAATCATAAAACACATAAACACACAATAAAGATGGCACTAAATGTCACTTTTTTATGTGGTAATATGGTAGTGTGGATAAATATATTAAAAAGTAAAGTCAACTACCCCCGTTTATAGAAACGGAGGCTTGTAAAAGCCTTAGTTGACTACCCTAAGTCTTAACTGACTACGTTGGGATAATTATCTTACCCTGAAATGATGCCCAAGTTTCAGGTATTCCGTCTTAAGAGAACGCTGCTTGCCTCCGGCGGTGTTCTCTTTTTGTTTAAAAAATGAAGGAAGGTGATGCAGAATAGCAAGGTTAACAAGAAAACAAAAGCGATTTATAGAAGAGTATTTAATTGACCTAAACGCAACACAAGCTGCAATCAGAGCAGGATATTCACCTGCAAGCGCAAGACAAATTGCTGATGAAAACATGTCAAAACCTTACATTAAAGACGCAATTGAAAAAGCTCTCGCTGAAAGGTCTAAAAGAACAGGAATTAATGCTGACCGGGTTATATTAGAGCTGGCAAAAATTGCTTTTGTAAATCCAACGGATGTAATAAATATTGATGAAGCGACAATTAAAGATAATACCAATCGGGAGGATACTGCCGCAATCAGCTCAATAAAAGTCAGAAGAATTCCAACGGAAAACGGTGATGTTGTTGAAAGGGAGATAAAGGTTTATGACAAAATAAAAGCGCTTGAATTGCTTGGTAAACATTTAGGGATGTTTACTGACAAATATAAGGTTGAAGGCGCTGTGCCGGTTATGATTATTGATGACCTTACGGATAGTGATACAAATGAAGATGAAGAAAATATCACTTAAAGGGATAGTCGGCGGGCACTATAATAAATTTTGGAACTTTAAAGGAAGGTACAGGGTTGTAAAAGGGTCTAGGGCAAGCAAAAAGTCAAAGACAACGGCGCTTTGGGTTATAACAAACATGATGAAATACCCTGCGGCAAATACTTTGGTAATCAGGAAAACCTACAGAACTTTAAAAGACTCATGTTTTGCCGAATTAAAGTGGGCCATAAACAGGCTTGGAGTGCAATATTATTGGAAAATTACAGAGTCACCGCTGGAGATGGAATATATCCCCACGGGGCAAAAGATATATTTTAGGGGACTTGATGACCCATTTAAAATTACATCAATTACAGTTGAAAAAGGTTCCCTTTGTTGGATGTGGATTGAAGAAGCATATGAAATTACGAAAGAGTCAGATTTTGATACTTTAGATGAGTCCATCCGCGGCGAAGTGCCTGAGGGGCTATTTAAACAAATAACCCTTACTTTTAACCCCTGGAACGAAAAACACTGGATTAAAAAACGCTTTTTTGATTGTGAGCCCAATCATGATATATTGGCCATGACCACAAATTATTTAATGAATGAATTTTTGGATGAGGCTGACCTTAAAGTTTTTGAAAACATGAAAACAAACAATCCTAGACGCTACAGGGTTGCAGGATTAGGTGAGTGGGGAATAGTTGAAGGTCTAATATATGAAAACTGGGAAGAAAAAGCATTTGATTTAGAGGAAATTAAGAAAATTCCGGGAATAAAGTCAGTCTTTGGACTTGACTTTGGTTATACCAACGACCCGTCAGCCTTGTTTTGTGGCATGGTGGACATC